CCAATTGTGCGTGTCCTACGTTGGGAACGCAATATGGAAGAAGGCGAAAGGGATAGACGCAAAGGTTGGTATATGCCTGTCGCTTTAGAAATGAGAAAGGAAAGTAATGACTATAGATCTGCTTGAGGATGTAGCACCTTCATCCAACTCAATAGGTGCAGTGGCTGATATGGCTCAACAAATGTTTGATCTTGAAAAAGAGATAAATGATTTGACTGAGCTGTTAAAGCAAAAAAAGCAGAACCTGACGAAGTTGGCAGAACAGGACTTGCCCGATCTAATGCAAGAACTGAATGTTAAAGACTTTACTCTTAACAATGGTGCTAAGGTTGAAGTCCAAGACATAGCTTCTGGTTCTATTCCATCTGCTAGTGCTATACAAAAAGCAAAAGGAGATGACAAAGCTGAACTTGAAGTTCGTCAACAACAATGTTTCGATTGGTTGCGTGCAAATGGTGCAGGTGATTTAATTAAAAGCAATGTTGAGGTTCAGTTCGGACGAGATGAAGACCAAGCATGCAATAATTTTACAGATGAGTTGCGTGAACGAAATCTTTATTATCGTCGTGCAGTCGGCGTCCATCATGGGTCGTTAAACTCTTTTATTCGAGAGCGTTTGACCGATGGTAAGGATGTTCCCCATGATCTGTTTAAGATATTTGCAGGTCGTCGAGCCAAAATCACAGGAGGTAATAATGGCTAATATTAAAACGAAAGAAGAAAGCAACATAGTTGCGTTTGATCCATCTATCCTATTAGAGGATGCTGGAACAGCAGGTGAAAATATGACTGCGGATGATATGCTCATCCCTCGTCTAAGAATCCTGCAAGCTCAATCACCCCAAGTCAACAAAGCTGATGGTGCTCACATTAAAGGTGCTGAAGCTGGACAGATATTGGACAATGTGACGAGCGAACTATTCGATGGTGAGAAAGGAATAACTGTTGTTCCTGTTAGCTATCGTAAAACATATATCGAATGGACGGACGATCGCAAGCTCGTGAAAGATCATGGCTTGCAACCTGCCAATTTAGATACATGCGTCCAAGACGACAAAGGTAAGTTGCGCACACCTGATGGAAATCAGATGTCTTTAACAGCTGAATACTTTGTTTATGTTGTTGGCAATGATGGCAACTTTTCACCTGCCATTTTATCTATGAGTTCCTCAGGCATTAAAAAGTCTAAGAAATGGAACTCTATGATTAATCGCTTGCAGATCCCTCATCCTTCAGGAAAAGGCACAATTAATCCAGCAATGTTTTGGACTGCCTATAACCTGACGACAACTCCTGAGCAGAACGATATGGGTTCTTGGTTTAACTGGGAAGTCGAGATGAAGTTCGATGCGAAGTCTGGTGGTATTATACAAAACCTAGACCAAGGTCAGAACATTTATCTTGAGGCACGTGAGTTCCGCAAAAATATACAGAGTGGTGAAGTAAAAGTTCAACCTGACTCTTCTGATGATGATGTAATGTAATACATTGTCTAGGGAGGAGGTGCCGTTTCCTCCTCCCGACGATTTAGAAAGGAAGAGGAATGGAAGTCAATAGGTTCATGAATTTGTTCAAGGGATATGAACTTGCCCATGGGCAATATCGAGTAAATAAAAAAGAAGCAGATGGCAAGATGTCTGGTCGAGCAGTCACTGTCAGTGAACCTGCAACTGAATTAAATTTTGAAGAGCACCTTAGTGGTGGTGAATATATTTTAGGAGTTATTCCCCTTTTACAAGACAACAGCTGTCACTTTGGTGTAATTGATATTGATATAAGAGGGGAGGTAAAATTAAATGAAAGTCTTGAAAGCCTCGAGAAAAAGATTCGTGATACGCCTCTTGTGTTGTGTCGTTCTAAGTCTGGCGGTGCTCACTTGTATCTTTTCTGTGATCCTGCCATACCTGCTATTGATATGGTCGCAAAGCTGAATGAGTTTTCTGCTTTATTAGGTTATGGTGGGTCGGAGGTTTTTCCCAAGCAAATATCTAGAGCCAACGAACGTGATCGAGGCAACTGGATAAATTTATGTTATTGGGATGGTGATAATACAGAACGTCATGCAATACACAAGGGCAAAAAATTAAAGCTGAAAGAATTTGTAGATTTAGCTGAGAAGAAACAAACAACATTTGAGAAGCTGGAGACTTTTACTCCTGATCTTGTTGATCATTTTAGCGATGGACCACCATGCTTACAACACATTATGACGATGGGTTTTCCGGAGGGTGGCAGGAATATATCTTTGTTTAATGTTGGTGTTTATTTTCGTAAACGCAACCCAGACGACTGGCAAGAAGATTTAATGAAGTTTAATTATGAGCACCTCGATGCTCCTTTACCTAGCTCTGAAGTAAATGGCTTAGTAAAGTCAGTAAGTAGAAAAGAATATGCTTACACCTGCAAGCAAAGTCCAATATGTAACTATTGCGAAAAATCTAAATGCATGAAGCGAGACTATGGTGTTGGCAGAGTTGGTGGAGGGTTGTCTATCGAAGTTGATGCAATAACAAAATACGAAACTGAAAATAGGCAGTCGGTGCGTTGGTACATCGAGATGCAAGGTGAACGCATAGAAGTTACAACACCTCAATTACTTGACCAAAGACAACTGCAAAAGATATGCGTCGAAAAATTAAATAAATGCCCAAGTACAATGCCAGCTCAAAAGTGGGAACAAAGAGTAAATCAATTATTAGAAAATGTTGAAGTTATAGTCGACCCAGATGATGCTTCACCTCAAGGTCAATTCGAGAAAATGCTAGACAGCTTTTTAACAGGAAAAGTACAGGCTCGCCAGAAAGACGAGATTATGAATGGTAAGCCATGGCATGATTCCGACGAGGCTAAAGTTTATTTTCGCTCGGAGGATCTATTCATATATTTAGAGGCAAGGAGGTTTCGCTATACAACTCAGCACCAAGTTTGGTCTTGGTTAAGGTTATTGGGTGGTGATAGAAGAACATTTAGAATAAAAAGCAAACCAGTAAAAGTTTGGTCTGTTCCTGAACCAGAGTTTTTCGATGATGAAGAACAACTAGACACACCGAGCCAAGTAACTGAGGAGTTTTAAATGGAAAAAGAGCCTGAAAGATATTACGAATGGATGCTATGGCGACTTAGAAAGGAAAAAGAGAATGAGGCACGTGCAAATAATTCTGGGACCTCCAGGAACAGGCAAGACGACAACTCTACTGAACATAGTGGAGCAAAGCCTGAAAAGGGGAGTTCCTCCTGAAAGAATTGCTTATCTAGCTTTTACTCGCAAAGCTGCAACCGAAGCACAAGAAAGAGCAATGGTTCAGTTTGGTTTCGATGCTGATAGGTTTCCTTATTTTAGAACACTTCACTCTTTAGCATTTAAAACTTTGGGTCTGCAAAGAGACGAAGTAATGACCGACAACCATTATAAAAAACTAGGCAAGGCAATGGGTGTTCAGTTTAAAGGTATATATGATGAAAACTTGGGCATTCATACTGGGGATGGTTTAGGAGACAAATGTTCAAGAGTTGAGTCTTTGGCGAGAGTTGGTATTCGTTCAATGGAGGATCAATTTCACCTAAGTAATGAAAATGACTTGACGTTGCATGCAATAAAGCAGTACCATAAATCATTGACCACCTATAAAAAAAGAAATGGATTATTAGATTTTACAGATATGCTAGAGCGTTTTCAAAGTTCTTTGCCTATAGATATTTGCATAGTCGACGAAGCTCAGGATCTGAGTTCTTTGCAATATCGCATGGCAATAATGGCTTCGTCGGAAGCATCAGAAGTTTACATAGCAGGTGACGACGATCAGGCAATATTTGCTTGGGCAGGAGCAGATGTTAATAAGTTCCTAAGTTTAAAAGGTGACAAAAGAATTTTACCTCAGAGCTTTAGAATTCCTAGGAGTGTGCATGCTTTGGCTTCTGATGTTGTTAGCAGAATAAAAAATAGATATGTTAAGCCACTGCAACCGAGATTAGAAAAAGGCACAGTAAATTATATTTCAGATGATCAACATTTAGATTTCGCCAGAGACGAAGGAACTTGGCTTTGCTTGAGCAGAAGTAAATATTTACTTTACAGAATAAAAAAGGTGGTTCGTCAGCAAGGCTTTGCATACAACTATAATGGCAAGAGTTCTTTAGACACCGACGAAACAAAAGCTATAACCTCATGGGAGAAAATCCGGAAAGGCAAAGAGCTAAATATAATAGAGGCTAAAAACTTAATTGGATTTTTTAATTTTAATGTAAAGCTAGAGAAAAAAGACACTTATAGAATAGAAGACTTTGGTTTACCAGACGAAGCTAGAAGCAAAGACTGGATGGCAATATTAAAAGGTTTGCCACCTGACGAAAGAGAATATTTAAGATCTTGCTTGCGTAATGGCGAGAAGTTTTCCGACAAGCCAAGAATAACAATATCAACAATCCACCAAAGCAAAGGTGGCGAAGCTGACAATGTTGTATTAATAACAGACATGGGAAAATTAAGCTGGGACAATTTAGGAAGCGATGAAGAGAATCGAGTATGGTACGTTGCATTGACAAGAGCAAAGGAAAATTTATATCTCGTTCAGCCGAGAGGTTTGAGATATTTTTCCATATAATTTGTAAGTCATTGTTTTTAAAGTGAAAGAAAATACTTTACATTTGGAGTGAAATAAGAGAGAATGAATATATTGATTACTGAGAAAGGAAAAAATCATGGAAAATAAATGTTACGCACTTAATCTTAAGACCTTAGAGGTCAAAGCCTACGTCAATAAAAAAGTTGCTCAAGGCATGGGCAATGGTACAGCACTCTTTACAAATGTGGAAGAGCTTTGCGACAACAGAAATATGAGCACTGATAAAATATTAAGTGCATTCAATCATAATTCTGAAAATGCTGTAAAAAGATTCTCAGACAGAAAAACTGGAATAAAAAGATTATTCAAGCTCGTCGAGGATACACCTATCACTCAGACTTATTGGGACTCAGGTGAGTATAATGCCAAGCTCGGTTCTAAAAAGACACCTCAAGTCGAGGCACTTCCAGGGATGACACCATTAGGCATTAAACCTAAAGACGAAATGGAATTGTATCGTGAAAAAGTTCCAGCAACTGAACCTAAGAAAGTTGCCAAGCCTCGAGGTGCTTTTGCAGGCAAAATGATCAAGCCTCTGGTAACCGAAAATCCTCGTAAGGTAAACACTAAGGAAGTTTGCGGATATGCTTCCTTCGAGCTTCTCCTCAAGCATGGAGCAGATATGCCTTATGAGTTTTACATCAAGTCAGGTGGTCGTTTGCAGGATCTAAAATGGGACATTGATCATGGTTGGGTTGAAGTTTACGATGCCTAAGGTCGTAAAAGAAATAGAAGGGTTCGTCATAGAAAGTGGTGTGCCCTTAACTGACCCACATAAGTCTAGGGACAAGTGGGTCAGGCTAGTGAATGCGATGTCTGTTGGAGACAGCACTGTCCTTAAAACTTCAGGTGATGTTGTCTCTTTCAGAATGAATTGCAAAAAGCTCGGTTTTAATTGCAAGTCGAGAGCAGTCAGGGATGAACAAGGTAAAACGACTGCATCAACCAGAGTTTGGAAAGTAAGTAAATGAAAATTGAAATAATATCCGACGACAGAGTTTCGTCAGGCAAAAATTTATCGAGGGTCGCATGGGAGCTTTCACGCTCCCCTGACGACACTACACCATTAGACACCATTTTATCAATAGACGCACCAGTCAACGAGATACCATCTATTGTGATGAGTATTGAGTGCACAATATTAGAAAGAGAAATATTCGCATCCTTTAGAGACCATGTTATGTGGGCAAGAACCTCTAGAGTTGATGCACCTTCAGAGTTCGATGTTCCGGAATACTTTAAATATTCTGAGGTAATGGACGATGTTGTAATGCTAAAAGAAAGAATAAAAACAGATATGGACGCAGGAATAATTCAAGACGAATATCGAATGCATATGCCAGTTTGTTCTTTGACATCTTTTACAACAAGGCTTAGTTGGAGAGGCTTAATAAAAATTTATAAGCTGTATGAATATTTATCGACAATAGATGAATATTTTATTATTGGTAAAAACGAACTGAACAATAAATTTCAAATACACAACTATGCTAAGAACTACAGTTATGTTGATCCAATACCATTACTTCCGAATTTTGAAATGGTAAGTGGTAAGATTGGTCCAATTGTTACTATATATCAAGAAATGACTATAGCACTAAGAGCACAAGTTGTTCGTCATCGGAACTATACAATAAAAGACAACCTAATTGCAATAATAAAATCTAAAGATCGTTGGACAAAAACGCTCGGTGATAAAATTAAAATATCTATATCTGCTGAAATACAGTTTTGGAAAACTGTTATTAATAAAAGGCAGTGTTGGATAGCTCAATATGGTATTTGGAAAAATATAATAATTGAAGCTCAAAAGCACATACTAATAAGCGAACAGGACTTGCCTTGCAATAAAGGCTTCTGTCCTTATACTAGGGATGCCGAATTAAGGCACACCGATAACGATCCTGGAGCACCATGCCCAATTCACAGTGACTTAACCTCTACACCTATCGATCCGAAATATATGGATATGGTTCGTATAGAGGCAAGTTACAGACCTGCCTTTTGGCAAAAACATATAGAAAAACTGGAGGGAATACAATGACTATGAAAATATATTTGGCTGGACCATTTTTTAATCCTAAACAAATCGAAACGATCGAGGCTATCGAAAATGAGTTCGATAAGTATGGATTCGATTATTTCTCCCCTCGTAAAAGTGGAGGTGTAATATCGCATCTTTCCCCAGAGGATAGGACTAAAGCATCTAAAAAAATTTATGACAGCAATATAAACGCAATGATTGATGCCAATATTTTATTCGCTATTGTAGATGGTCGGGACACTGGCACAGTTTACGAGATGGGATATTTCCGAGCTTTAACTGATCACTTCAAGTTTAAAAGCGAAACCAGTGCAGCTGAACACAAACGCTATTCTATAACCTATACCAACGAGAACTTTGGTCTTAACATTATGCTCAAAGAAAGTGTTGATGCTCATGTTGTTGGTGTTAGCGATTTACAAAAGTTTTCAGGACTTGCTGCAAGAGCTTGGGACAAACCTTATGGTCGGCAAATGACTTCCGGAATAGACTGGGAAGATCACATTGGTCGTAGGCAAAAGATCCTAGAGCAGTTCCAAAACTTTAACCCAGATGTAGAATAAATGAATATCGTAAAGCTATTCAGTGTTTCTCAAGGTATGTCTGCAATACAAAGGTATTCGCAACTTCACCTTTTAAAAAGTGAGTCGGTGATGGAGCACACTGGTTTCGTGTGTCTTTTTACCTATAATCTTTGTGAAGAAATAAATGCAGCATCCCCTGATGCTCACAAACTAAACACTGGTAAAGCTCTTCAAAAAGCTATTGTTCATGATATTGACGAGGTAATAACTGGAGATATTCCTAGACCAACAAAGTATTACAGCGAAGAATCAAAGGCTTTATTCGATAAAATTTCAGAAGCTGGAATTGACCAGATAATTAGAGAGTTGGAAATCGAAAAACTAAATATGAAAAATGATTGGAAAAACTCTAAGTCTGGAAGAGAAGGAGCTATAGTTGCATTTGCAGATTTATCTTCTGTTGTTTATAAATTATGGGAAGAAATATTGATGCTCGGCAATAGAAAATTATTCCGTCAGTCGATAGAGGTTGGTAAATACCTAATGCATTTTGAAAGAAAAGTAAGGAACGATAGTCTTTTCACACAGCCTCAAAAGCGAATTATTTACAAATCGATAGAACAGCTTTATGATATACTTCGTCAGATTGCTGAAACTTCCGACCCAGTACATGGAACAATGGCTGTATTTGAGGACTGGGATTGTTCGGCACATCACAAATAGAGAGGTATTATGAAAGAAAAATATAGTCAAGAATTTGTAAATAAAGCACATGAGATGAAAGAATCACTTCACACTCATGACGAGATTGCAAAAGAATTAAAAATAAACTCGAGAGCTGTTTCTTATATTTTAAAAAATAGGTCTTATGTAAAAGAAGCTCCTAAAGATGAGGTGCTAGAAGTTTTCCATGAGGCAGTAGAAGAACAGAAAATCAGCCTTTGGCAAAAAATAAAAGGAATGCTAAAGTTTTGGCAAAAATAAACTTTATCTTTTAGTCTAAAAAGGATACAGTTTCAATATTGAGAAAGGAAGTCAAATGAATATTTTTTACTTGGACACCGATCCAAAAGAAGCAGCAATTATGCATTGCGACAAGCATTGCGTCAAGATGATACTCGAAACTGCACAGTTGCTTTGTACAGCTCATAGAGAGCTTGATGGAGATTACTGGGCTGACGAGGTTGGTCTGTATAAGTCTGCATTTAAGAACCATCCATCAGCTATATGGGTGCGTGAAACAATGCCTCAATATCGTTGGGCATTTACATTGTTTTATAATCTTTGCAAGGAATATGAACGCAGGTATCGCAAGACACATAAGGCTTTTAGTTTAGCTGAATTTTTATGTATAGATCCTATGAATATATTTCAGCAAGGTTGGCAAGAACCACCTCAGTGTATGCCTGATGAATACAAATGCGAAGACACAGTAGAGGCTTATAGAAATTATTATTTAGGTGAAAAGATGTACATGGCTGTTTGGAACTATTCCCCAACTCCGGAGTGGACTTATGCTTAGGATTAGAGGAAACGATATAGAGCTTAACGACAAAAAGGTTGCTAGGCTTTTCGACCTTAACACATTTGACCTAAGAGAACTCGAGGAGCTTTTCGATAAAGCTAATAATTACAAAAGAGATGTGCAAGCTGCATATGATAATGGGAGAAACGAAAGCAATGAATAAGAAAAAAGAAATAACAATTGCTGATATTGCTAAGAAATTCAAACGCAATAAAACACCTATAGAATGCATGGAAGATGCTTTAGAAACCTTCCGTGAACGCAACAAAGTTTATGGTGACAACTACCATCGTCATGGTAAAGTTATGACAGCTTTGTTTCCGAATGGTGTTAATCTTAAAACCGAAAAAGAATGGAATAGGTTCGGCATTGTAAATATGATTGTTGCTAAAATGACTCGCTATGCAGAAAACTGGCCAAAATCTCATGAAGACTCTGTACATGATCTTGGTGTTTATGCATTTATGTTGCAGTCTCTAGATACTGAGGATGATAGATGATAGTTTTCGATCTCGAAACAACAGGCTTACCCAAGGCTGAAGGAACTGACTTAGACTTGCAACCGAGAATAATCGAGTTCGGTGCAATAAAATATAGTGACGAGCTCATCGGAGCAAGTTTACGTGAAGATGCAAGAATATCTTTTTTATGCAATCCAGGACATCCCTTAGATCCTAAGATAACAAAGATAACTGGTATAACAGACGAAATGCTAAAAAATCAATATTCTTTTGTTACTCATTTAGAAGAGCTTAATGATTTTTTCCTTGGTGAGAAGTTCATGTATGCTCATAATCTGCCTTTCGATAGAAAAATTTTAAGGTATGAACTAGAAAGGCTGGACAAGGTTACAAAATTTCCTTGGCCACCAAACCACATCTGCACAGTAGAAGTTGGTCAAAAGGTATGGGGAAAAATGCGCAAGCTCGGAGACATATATGAAGAGCTTTTCGAAGAAAAGATAGATGGTGCTCACAGATCTTTAACAGACGTTGAAGCCACTGCTGAGATAATTAATTGGTATTACAAGGAAGGACATTTATAATGACAATAGCACTTATAGGTTTTGTTCTAAGCTATGCTCTTATGGCAATAATTATGTAATGTTACACATAAGAACAAGAACAGAGTATTCTTTCCGGAAGGCTTATGGTCCAATAAATAAACTTGTTGATATGGCAGGTGAGGCGATGGGCATTGCTGATTCAGGAACTTGGGGACACGTGCCATTCAGTAAGGCTTGCAAGAAAGCAGGAGTAAAGCCAATATTCGGAGTTGAGATTGCAGTTGTAGTCGACTCAACTGAGCGAACTAGGCAAACTTCAAATATGATGGCTTTTATTGCTAAAAACAATGAAGGCTTATCCGAGATCTATGACCTAGTAACTAAAAGCACAAACAAAGAAAACTTTTATTACTTCCCGAGACTTAGTTATTCAGATCTTTTTGATGTATCTGAAAATGTAATAATTTTAAGTGGGACGCATCCAGAGTGGGGACTGCTTCCTTTGACCAGAAAAGGCGATCTTTACATTGAGATAAATCCTATGAGTTCTAAGAAAGCTCTAGAGTTTTGCAACAATAAAAACCTAAAGCCAGTGGCAACCTCCGATAATTTTTATCCTAGAGTTTCCGACAGAAAGGCTTATGAGGTTCTGGTTGGCATGAATAGAATGGAACGAACTATGCCAATGCACCTTTTAAACGAACATGAGATGGCTGATTGCATTCCTTGGATACCAGACGAAGCAATAGAAAACACCTATAATATTGTAGATATGTGCAACGTTGATTTACCAACAGCTCAGATGATCTCCTTTTCCCCAGAGAAAACACTTGAGCAAATGTGCATAGATGGTGCTCCGGAAAGAGGAATAGACTTAGAAGACCCAATTTACAAAGCTCGTCTCAAGCGTGAGCTGGATATGATAGACCTGAAGCAGTTTCATGATTATTTTTATGTTATTGCTGACATGATAAATTATGCAAAGCAACATATGCTTGTTGGTCCAGCTCGTGGTTCTTCAGCAGGATCTTTAGTTTGTTATTTGACAGGTATCACGGATGTTGATCCTATAAAGTTCGATTTGCTTTTCGAAAGGTTTATTGATGTTACTCGTGCGGACTTACCTGATATCGATATTGACTTTCAAGATGATCGCAGGGAAATGGTTTTCGAATATTTGCGTCAAAAGTATGGTGCTGAGAAAGTTGCTCACTTAGGAACTGTCAGCAGATATAAAGCCAAGAGCACAATAACAGAAGTTGCTAAGGAACTAGGCATTCCAGCTTGGGAAGTAAACGACCTAAAAGGTGCAATCATAGAGCGTAGTGGTGGTGATGCTCGTGCAGCAATGTGTATTATGGACACCTTTAATGACCTAGATATAGGCAAGCAAGTTTTAGCTAAATATCCGCAAATGCGAATAGCCGAAAGAATGGAAAATCACGCTCGTCATTCTGGAGTTCATGCTGCTGGAATTATCGTTACTGAAGAACCAGTAAGTAAATATTGCTCAGTAAGTGCACAAACAGGTGCAGCTCAGATAGATAAAAAGGATGCTGAAAACTTAAACTTGCTGAAGATAGATGCTTTGGGTTTACGAACTCTTTCTGTTTTACAGGATATTTTAGATCAAGTTGGTTGGTCTAGAGAAAAGCTCGTAAATTTCCCTTTAGATGACGAGGCATCTTTCAAAGTATTAAACGACGAAAAATATGCAGGAATATTTCAGTTCGAAGGCTATGCTTTGCAATCCCTAACAAGGCAGATGAAAATAGCGAACTTCGAGGACATTTGTTCTATTACTGCCTTGGCTCGTCCTGGACCATTAACCTCAGGAGGCACAACTCAGTTTATTAAAAAGAGAACAGGTGCTGAGCCTGTTTACCATTTCCATGATATGACTCAAGAGGCAACCGAAGTAACTTATGGCATTGTTGTTTATCAAGAACAAGTGATGACGATAGCTCGTGAAATAGGCAAGCTGACTTGGGAAGAAGTCTCCGAGCTAAGAAGAGCTATGAGTAAGTCTTTGGGTGAAGAGTTTTTCGATAGGTATTGGCAAAGGTTTAAAGTTGGTGCTGAAGAAAATGGACTAGACGAAAAGAAGTCTCGTGAAATATGGGACAATATTAACACGATGGGATCTATGGCTTTTAACAGAAGTCACGCAGTTTCGTATGCAATGGTAAGTTATTGGTGTTGTGTTTTAAAAAGCAGATATCCTTTAGAATTTGCTGCTGCTTGTCTTAGAAATGTTAAGGATGATGATCAAGGTGTAAAGCTGTTGAGAGAAGTTTCTACAGAAGGACTTGGATATAAACCATATGATAAATTTAAGTCTGAGCTAAATTGGTCTGTTCAAGATGGTGAACTAATAGGTGGACTTATAGGCATAAAAGGTATTGGTCCAAAGATGGCTGAGGACATCATGAAACGCAGGGAACTTCAGCAACCTCTAACACCTCGGCAGAATAACCTCTTAGACAATGGAGAAACGCCATATGACGACATCTTTGAGTGCGAACGCAGGTTTGGGCATATTAAGAAAGATCCAGCCTCCCACAACATTAAAACACCCATAACAGACATACACGACCTAGAAGCTGACAATCCTGGAGAGTTCGTTGTATTCGGTAAGTTGGTCGAGAAAAACCTAAGAGACCTGAACGAAGCTGTAAACTTAGCAAAAAGAGGTGGTCGCAGAGCTGAGACGCATAACCTATGGCTGAACATGAAGTTCGAGGACGACACTGGTCCAATACTAGCAGGAGTAGATAGATGGAAATATCCGAAGCTTGGCAAGCCTATAGTTGAAGAAGGAAAGATAGGAGACTGGTATTTGCTAAAAGGGAAAATAAATAAAGGCTTTAGAAAATTACAAGTAGATAAATGGCGTAAACTCACATAACCCTTTGTTTTTAAAGTGAAAGAAAATACTTTACTTCTCTGGTTAGATAAGATAGAATACTTGTATTGATTGAGAAAGGAAATAAAATCATGAAAGAGAAACATAACCCAAAAGAGCGTCAAATCATTTATTGCGACACAGGTATCCACCGAGTTACATGGTGTGGTCCATTCGCAGTTGCAACTGTAGCTGGAGTTGAATACGAACCAGCTTACCAAACTCTTCGCAAAATTCGTGGCAAGCGTCATTGTAAAGGTGTTAGCAATGGCAATATTGCATCAGCTTGTAAAAAGTTTGGTCTTAAAGGAAAGTGGACTACTCTTAAGAAAAAGCGAAAGCTGAGCAAGTTCGTTCCGGAAAACCTTGAGCAAGGCAAAGTTTACATTATCCAAATTACTAAGCACGTTCTAGTAATGGATACACGGGACTGGACTACAATCGACAATCAAGTTCCTACATGGAGAGCAATGGATGCTTCACACCACTGGGGCAAAAGACTTGTTCATGCTTTTTACGAAGTAGAAAACCCAAAGTTCGATAGCCAGTGCGACGACCAATTAACTTTTGATTTCGATTTGGTAGCATAATGATAGAAACAGCTCTAGTTTGCCTAGCCTTGAATATTTATTTCGAGGCTAGAAACCAACCGACAAGTGGTCAAATAGCAGTAGCAGAAGTCACTCTTAACCGAGTGGCTTCTAGGAATTATCCTAATACAGTTTGTGGAGTTGTTAAGCAGTCTAATAAAAATGGCTGTGCTTTTAGTTGGTATTGTGATGGCAAAAGCGACAAGCCTTATGAAAAAGAGGCTTTTAGAAAATCACTTATGATCTCGGACATAATGTTAAAAGATGGTCAGTATATTGGTGTTGTTGGTCCAACTGCAACCCACTACCACCATGAGTCTGTAAAACCATATTGGGCAGATGACTTCCAGAAAATAGGTGAAATTGGTGGTCATATATTTTACAGAGAGGATGCAATAAAAAAACCAAGAGCCAGACCTGAAAATTTTGAAAAGCTAATTTGCGAAAGTAAAGAAAATCAAAAGTATGTAATGGACACTTGCATTGCTAAAACACCATCAGGCTCGATAAGAAAAGTAGAGTAAAATCACATAAGTTATTGTTTTATAAGTGAAAGAAAATACTTTACTTCTTTGACGAAAAGAGATACAATCTCTTTATAAACTGAGAAAGGAACAAAAAATGGGAATATTTTTACCAACATATTCAGGATACAGAAGACCTTGGACTCAAGAGCAGATTGTTGCTCGAGGTATTCAAAAAAGAAAATTTGCAGCTCAACAAAAGGCAAGGCAGATGGCTCCTCAAAATAAAATAAAATTCGAAGAAGCTAATCCAGGATTGATTGATGCTCTTAGGGAGCTTATTTCTTGGAACTCTTTTGCTGCTTCTTTAGTAGAGCAGTTTGACGATCGTGGCTCGCTTTCCGAAAAGCAGACTGGTGCTGCTGTTGCTATGCTTATGAAAGTAAAAGCCAACAAAGCGAATAGAGCTGAGGCACCAGCTGTTGATCTTAGCAATGTAGTTGCTATGTTTAACAAAGCTCATGAGGCTGTAAAAACTCCTAAGTTCCGTTTCGAGGACTTAGTTATATCTCGTGCACCTGACACTGGTGCTAATGCTGGTGCGTTATATGTTAAGGTTGATGGAGAATATGCTGGCAAGGTTAAGGAAGGCAAGTGGTTCGGTTTACGCTCTGCACCTCAGGACACGCTCTCTAAGCTCCAACAGATAGCCGAAAGTCCACTTGACTCAGCTGTAGCCTATGGACGCAAAACAGGTAACTGTGCAATGTGTGGTCGTGATCTTACTAAGCACGAGAGCATTGAGCGAGGTGTTGGACCAATATGCGCAGAAAGGTTCGGTCTATGACTTGTCCTGAATGCGAGGGTTATGGAAAGTGCGAATATGAGAAGCCTGTCATTGATTATGTCAATGGTGGGTTTCTTGATTCTTATTGGGACACTTGCGAGAAGTGCGATGGCTCAGGTGAGATCGAAGAGGAAGACGAATGAAAATAACTAAGGCAGATTATGGAAAGTATTTAGTCATCAAGTCTAAGCTCGATGGCGATACTTTTGAAAAATTGTCTACTCTTCCTGGATTTAAAAGGTGGGTTGGCAGGGACTTATTGTTCGACCCAACTGGTGCTAATATCGATAGATTGCATAAATACTTCCCGAATGCAGAATGGGATGAGTCTGCTTCACCTGCTCTTGATCAGTATATTTCTAATCTAAAAGAGATGGAAGCCAATATTAAGATGAAAACTTCTGAGCTTCCTAGCAACGATGATTACAATTTTAAGACCAAGCCTTTTGAGCACCAACGCAAAGCATTCTATATGAGCCGAGACAAAAAGTCTTTTGCTTTACTTATGGAACAAGGCACAGGCAAAACTAAAGTCATTATTGACAACGCTTCATATTTATATGGCAAAGGTGAAATAACTGCACTTGTTGTTATTGCTCCCAATGGTGTACATAGAAACTGGCTAAAAGAAATAGATATTCACATGCCAGATTGGTGTCCTCGTGATTCGTTCTATTACTCTTCCGGAATGACTAAAAAACGAATAGAAGAATATGACAGCGTTTTCTCTACAGAAAATAAACTTAAAATATTCACCTTTAATGTCGAGGCTTTTACAAGTCCCAAAGCAATATATTATATGCAAAAAATTCTAGTCAGCAACAAGGTTATGCTAGTTGTAGACGAAAGCTCTAGAATTAAACGTCCAGGAGCGAAGCGAACAAAAATAATAACTAAGTTCGGCAAGCAAGTTGATTACAAAAGAATAATGACTGGAACTCCAGTAACTAAAGGTCCAGAGGATGTTTATTCTCAGTTTAAATTCCTAGACCCACAGATATTAGGTTATGACAGCTTTTATTCGTTTCGTGCTAGATATTGTATTATGGGTGGTTTCGAAAATAGACAGATTGTTTCTTACCAGAATATAGAGGAACTGACAAGAAACATAGAGGGTCACAGCTTTAGAGTTCTTAAAAAAGACTGCCTAGATCTGCCTGAAAAAATATATCAGCGTTATTATGTTGAGATGACTCCTAAGCAGAAAAAACTTTACGACACTATGAAAAAGTCTTTCGTTGCTGAGCTTGAAGGTGAGATGATAGAAGCACCTGAAGCAATTACTCGTTTATTAAGGCTTCAGCAGATACTTTGCGGATGGTTTCCTAGTGAGCAAGGTGGTCAGCAAATAGACGACAAAAACCCTCGAATCGAGGCTCTGAAAGAGATACTCAGCGACATAGACTCTAAAGTTATCATTTGGGCACGTTTTAAGGCTGATTTAAGAGCCATAGAGAGGGCATTAGGAGATCTAGCAGTAAGTTACCATGGAGATGTTTCAAGCGACTCCAGAGAGCTTGCAGTTACTCGTTTTCAAAATGACCCTAAAGTAAAATATTTTATCGGTCAGCCTCAGTCTGGTGGCATAGGCTTAACTCTTACTGCAGCTGATTATGCAATTTATTATTCCAACAGCTTCGATCTAGAGCAAAGAATGCAATCTGAAGATAGATGCCACCGAATAGGAACTAAAAACAATGTAACTTATATCGACATAGAAACACGCAAGTCAGTCGATAGTAAAATAATCAAAGCTCTGCGAGAGAAAAAGAACCTTGCTGATGTTATAACAAAAGATCCAATATCAATATTTATGTCGGAGGAAGAATGATGGATGCAATAAAAGCGATTGCTATTGCCTCGATGTCCGGAAGCAGAGCCAAAACAGCGGAAGCTCTTGAGCCTATGCTAGAAGCTCTTTTCCCAATCGAGCCAATTACTGAAAAAGAAAAGTCTGATTTATTGGCAAAGCTAAATGATAATCTCAAAAAAATTTCGGAGGAACTCAATGAGTGAAAAGAATTTCTGGACACTAATAAGAAATAATCTGCCTTTAAAAATGTATCGTGTTGAGAATAGAGTTGCTCAAGGCATGCCAGATGTTCATTATATAGGCTATGGAGAGTCAGGATGGATAGAACTCAAATACATTAATAATTGGCCAAAGAGACGCTTCGTCAGTGGACTTAGATTAAATCAAGCAATGTGGGCAAAAAATTATATTTCTAGAGGTGGGCAAAGCTGGATATTAATTCGTGTTGGCAGAGACTTTACTGTTTTAGTAAATGGTAAGTATGGAAAAGACATTTTTGACAGACCATCGAAAAAACATCTTATGGATATTTGCTCTTGGAGCAAACGAGGAAATTTAAGTTATGATGATTGGACAGATCTCGCTGCAACTATTGCTTTTTGTCATTAGAGTTTTTATTGCTTGAGTATGCATTAAAACCCATAAATGCAGCCACGACACCTGATGCAGCAATAACATAAACCGAAGCAATATCGGTTATAAGAGTTGCTGCTTTATCGAATCCTAGAACTGAAGCAAGTAGAATTATAAAAGGATATATAAGCATCCCCATAAGAGCCAAGCCTGTGAACCTGCGTTCTGCATTTCGCTTTAGATCTCTATCGACTATTTCAAGACGACGATCTTCTAAAGACAACTTGTCCCATTCGTTTCTTTCTATTGTTCCATTTTTATCTAGGTCTGCTTTTTCGAACTCTGTCATTTTTCCTCCTATTCAATCAAAAGCCATTTCGGTGGGAAATATTGTGTATGAACCCATGCTAAAATAATTGCTCCATAAAATAAACAAGATTCAATTTTTAGCATCTTTCATAATCTTTTCTGCTATTCTTCTATCGTGCGTTATAATCATTATTTTCCCTTTTTTGTCATATAAAACCCAATATTTCCTTTTCTGAACTAAATACAAATCATTCTCTTACAGACCATAGATACGCAAGGAAAAATATAAATCCACCAACAACTATAACAAGAACACAAATCGCAACAATTTCAAGAATTTTCCTGCGTCTTTCTTCCTGAGCATATATTGTTGCTTGTCGACGTTTTCTTATATCTGCTTCTGTTTTTAATAATTCTTGCCAAGCACTTGGACCTCTTGTGTAACTGATAATGTTCCTTAGTTCCTCACGCATATCTTCAGCTTTTTTCTTAGCCATAAAAATTTGCATTGCTTCTTCTTCAACAGACCCAGATGCGAATAATTTTTTGAAAATAGGTGGCTTTTTATTCATCTCCTCTGCTTTTTTGATGTCGCTTACAGCACCCATCCATTTGCCTAAAGCTCCTGCAACATCTTCTATTTCACGACCTGCACCCACAGCCTTTTTTACTGCGTTAAATGCACTCGTTGCTATGCCTATTGCTGAGATTGGATCAATCATTATTTCATTTCTCCGATATTAACTCCCTTCTCCCATATATATTTGGACAAATAAAACAACTTTGTTTCTGCCCAGATAATAATTTTTTTGTTACTGAATTATTCTTGACTTTGTAAAACCTTAGTTCTGGTTTCTGGTGAGATTGTATTTACAATTCCCTCCAGTGCTCCAGAAACAACAGGATCATAAATATTGCCAACTGGTTCTGTAACATTTGTCAATGCTGTAACTCTTGGTTGAGAAGCTCCTAATGCATTTATCGCTTTACGGAAAACTTGTAAAGCTGCATCAAGTTGCGTCTCGTCAGTTAATGCTCTGCGCAAAACCTCTGGGTCTTCTGAGACAACGAGCTTTGCAATTTGTTCAAACTGATCATCTGTAAATGGTGGCTTTTTGCCACCAAACAATCTAGTTACAATATTGGATGTTGCTCCGATATCCATTCCACCAGAGTTTACAACTCTAGTTATATCAGCAACAGTTTGCCCAACCTGACCAACTCTACTTGCTGAACCTTCCCTGCCAGCAGTTGGTGAGCCTTTAAATATTCCAGCTTCAGCTCTTGCAGCACCACTCGCCAGATTTATTTTATTTACAATATCATCAAGACTTTCTCCAGGATACAGTATTTCTAAGATATCACGTGTTTCGGTCTCGGCAGCAAGTTTGTTAACTGTACTTATTTTCTGAGAACCTTTGGCTTTCCTTTTAAGTGCTGATGCTGCACCTGCTCTAAGAGCTGCAATAGCATCTTCATTTCCTGCATCTACAAGTTTCTGGAAAGTTATCGAGAACTGTTCAGGATCAGTTTTAGTAGAAAATATTTTTTGCCCAGCTTCGAACTGTTTTACAGAGTCTTCTATCATTGCCCAGTTTTTGCGAGTTGCCTGTAGCTCTGGTGATATTTTATCAACAACATTCTTAATTGTTGTTTCATAGCCTTTCATTGTTCTGGCTTTATTATTATTTCCGGATCTAATTGCACTATCTTTTAAATCCATAAAGGCTTGTTTTACCAACTCACCCTCTTTTAACGACAAAGATCTGTTTAACTGGAGTTTTGCATTTTTACCCTTCCCGACCATCTTAAAAGGAGAGGGAAGACCAGACTCATCGAAAAATGCAGTTATTTTGTTTCTAGAATTTCTGCTCGCAAGTGCAAGAGAAAGTACAGCATCATCTATTTCTTTGAATGTCTGTCCAGCTACACTGTCATAAATTAAATCATAAGCGTCACTTTCTGCTTTTGATAATTTATCTTTATTATTTGCAAAAGTTGCAAAAATATTGTCTGCCTTAGTTTCTGGTGATAAGTCTTTTTGCAAAGACTGATAAAGATCTTCTACAAACTGGTTTTTACGACCAACAATTGCATCTCTGATAACTGCAGATCCTGGACCAGCAGTTTTAACAAATCCGGAAACAACTCGATATGCCTCTTCGGACATTTCTGGAATTACCTCACCTTTAGAAACTCTTTCTAAAACATCATCTACAGATAAACCACTGTCGGAAATTATTCGAATAAGTTCGTCTTCTACTTTTTTACCAACCTTGCCTGTAATTTGTCTTTTTGTATAATCTATCAAAGGTGAAAGTGCTGCCTGAGTTCCTTGTGCTAATTTAGCAAATAATGGATTAGCAACAGCACCTGTTACAACAGCTGTTGGTGCATCTTCTAAACGAGCTAAACCTTCTTTTTCAGAAGTTCCTGTGCCGATAGCCAAGCCTTGCGTCGCACCTATGCCTAAAAGTCTTCCCCAAGTTGGTACATTAACAGCAAGAGAGGAACCACCTGTGAATGGTGTTCCAACTACAGATGCAGCTGTTGTTATAATAGTCGGGACAAAAGCACCACCGATTTCATATTTCAAAGAGCCATCTTTATTGCGAGCGAGCTTATTGAACTCTCGTTCTTGAGACAACGCATCCTCATAAGTTACATTTGGACTCAGAGCTTTTATTCCAGCAATAGCCTCGTCTGACCAATTAAAGCTAAGTCCTTGCCCAACAAGCCTTAACCTGTCCATCATAGTCAGGTCTTCTGGTTCTCCAGCAGCTTGTTTTTGCCGAGACTCAAGATTACTTAATGATTCGATAAGCTCCTCGTCAGTTTCAACAACTTCCTCCGTTTCAACAGTCTCTTTTTTGGCAGTTTTATTAAAACCAGCTAAAAGCTCAGTATCGTCTACAACTCCATCACCATTTGTGTCTAAAGGATCAGCCATTAATTACTCCTCCTTCTTCTTATTTCCGCTCTTATTTTATCTTTATCTGCTTCTGTCAGTCTGTTGCTCGTTGGAGCAGTTAGCAAAAATGCAAGGTCTTCGTTAGTTACAATTTCTGGATTCGAAATTTTATCATCTCCAGGATACCTGCCATAAACTTTAAGAGTCGACTCGCCCTGATCATTTTTATAAGTTCTTGGTGTAATAATAAAGTTATCGACACCTTGTATATTTTTATTGGCAGCTTCGTTTATGATTCTTTCATTAAGCTCAGAAAGCAAAGTTGCATTTTTCGTGTAAAATGCAAAAGCAGCATCACGGAAACTTTTACGTTGCAGGTCTGTTAAACTTCCTTCACCGAGCAAGCTGTTATATGTATTGGCAAGATAGTCGAACATGCCTCCAGTTCCACGAGCCTGTTGCTGTTCGCCTTCTCTAACAACTGAGCGAGGGTCTAGCATTTTCATATAAGCAAAAATCATACTAAGGTCAGCGACTTTCGGTGAGTCAAGATTATAGGCTTGCTCATAAGAAGTATTAACTTTGTCAAAATTCGTTTGCAGAGCCTTAAAGTCTTTAAAGTCTTGGTCTTTAGAATATGCATCTCGAATGTCTTTATAACTAAACAGAGCCTCCATCTTAGTAACAGTTTTATTGGCGTCTGTTGCTAACTCGTTGATCTCTGTCGGTGTCAGCAACTTCGTGCTTTTAACTGTTGTTGGTTCTCCACCTTCTTCTGCTGAAGGAACAGTTTCGGTAACAGTTACCCATTGAGGTTTTTCTGAGTCGTCGGAAGGTGGCGTTATTTTAGGAATAATTAAACCTTGTGCTTGGCCAATAGATGCTTGGGCATCTGTTAATAAAACATTCCCGTCTTCGTCAACTGTAAGCGAAGGAAGATTAAGAGCTGTTTTCAGCCCAGCCAAGTTTCCTTCACTAACACCATATGCTTTAAAGCTAGTTGAACCAGATTTTGGAGCTGTGTATTCTAACAATGCTGCTGGGTCAACTTTAATTATGTCAGCAGCAGCAGAATTCGTTAAAGTAACAATGTCGCCTTTTTTACCAATGCCTGTAATATCTTTTTGCAATGTGTAAGGTTTATTTGTTAGTCCACCAGTTGTTCCTTTCGGTGGCTTAAGAGCTGATGCCAAAGATATAGCAGTTTGACCTTGAGCAGCATCTAATTTACGATTGTAATCTCTGACTTGCTGTATGTATTCTGCTGGACTTGCGAATGCACTTGCTGCTGAACCTAATACTGTCGCTCCTGGTTTTGAGGCTTCGGATGCCATTCTTGTAAAATATCTTAGAGCAGCAATCGCAGGATCGAACTCTTGACGTTCGGGAGTTAATGCTCTCGTCAATGCCATAGCTTGTCGAGCTTGCTCAGATCCACCTGCTAAAGTTTCTAGTGCATCTAAAGCACCACCTTCAAACAAACTTACATCGTTCCCTGCTGCTCCATATCTAGTGACCATACTTTAGTTCCTTCCTGCATAATAAGCACTCGCCAGAGCACCTGCTCCACCAAGAACTTGACCAAACAGACTTGGACCAGCTTGGGTGCTTTGACCCATTCGATATCCGAAGTTTTGTTGTTCGTATGGAACACCTTGCAATACACCGAGAGCAAAGTTAAGTCTCTCGAATGGCTGACTTCTAAGATCAAGATCTTCAGCTCTAGCAAGGTCAAGTGCAGCTTGGTCTAGTCTTCTTCTTGCTTCACCTGTTGATATAAGTCCTTGAGCTGCAGCTTCTTGTAAACTTTGTGTAAGAGGTGCTAAATCTCTAAAGGCTTGCATTTGAGAAAGTCTACTTGCTTCGTCTGCTTGATAACCTGCACGCAATGCGTCTTCAGCTCCGAACCTTGCTGATCTATCGGCATCGAATTGGCTTCTGCGCATAGACTCTGTGTCGAAACGTGAAGCTCTATCTGCCTCGAATTGACCTCTAAGGAGTTGCTCTGCGTCAAATCTTGCTGAGCGATCTCTTTCTCTTGCTGCTCTGTCAGCATCATATCTGCTTGCTGCAAAACCTAGTCCTTCAGCTGCAGCTCTTGCTCTTAGGTCAGCTGCACCCATAGCACCTTCAGAACCTAGCATGGCTTCCGATATACCTAAACGAGAACCACCGAAAGCACCACCTCTTGCAGCCTGAGCACGAGCTTGAATCTGGTTTTGTAGAGTTTGCCTTTCTAGTTCTCTTACAGCTCTATCCGATGCACCTTGATAAATATCTAAATAAGGTTGTGCTGTATCTAAACTAAAGTCAGCCATTGGATCACCCAATAGCTCTTCACGTGTCGCTCCTGAATAAGAACCCATAAGTTCTGCATCCGTCATTCCTGAAAAAGGATCTCCGAGAAGCTCTTCACGTGTCGCAGCATCATAACCTTGTCCAACTGTCCCAGCTATGTCTGAGGCTCTATCAATAAAAGGCTGGTAAGAAGCAGAACCCTCTGTTAAAATTTTAGCAGCAAGTTGTTCTTCTGGCGTTAATTTATTCCCATCGTAAGATGCTAGTTTAGGAATATCCGATGGCTCAGGAACTGAACCTGCTAAACCAATCGCTTGATCAAAAAGAGCTTTACCACCTGCGGAAACCCATGCTGGCAAATCTGTACTGGCAAATTGCTCACTATATTCGGGAAGCTCTATAGTTGTTTGAGAACAAAAGCTACTACCCATTTCACACCTCCGTATACAAAGAGCCAGTTTTTATGAAACCGAGTCGATCAAAGAATTTGTCTTTACGCTCCATGTCTCCTGAATAAAAATGACCTAATTTAACTTTCATATTAATCTCTTTTCCGATATTAATAAAGGTTTTTACTAATTTGATTGCAGCACGTGAGTTTCTTTTGTCTGGATAAACGTAAAACCAAAGGTCTCCCAAGTGCTTTTCTTCAGACCACCAATCGGAATTCGGCATTCCTCCGAGCGATCCTATAATTTTTCCTTCTACTTCTGCGAGAAGAACTATGCCTTTATGAATTGCTGTATTAATAACGCTTATCAATTTATGCGAACCTATCGGTGAGGCAGGAACTTCTACTCTTTTATGCATGTCTAATAACATCTTATAAATCTCCGATATGTCTTCGGGCACAGCTCTCCTAATTATCATCGCATTCTGCCAAGTGCTCCCATTTCTCTTTGAGGTGCTGGCTGATTCGCTTGCTGTTGTTGCATAACAATAGGCTCGATAATCTGAGCAAGTTCCGGAAGCAACTTAACTAAAACTCTAGAGACTTCTGGACTTATAGCACTGTCAAGCATTCTAAGCTCCTCTGGAGTCATTACTGAGATTCTTGCCATAAGTACAGCACCAATCTCTTGAGAGGGTTGCATGAGCCTTTGTATCGCCTCTCTGGGCATTTGCCTCATAGGGTTGGGCATATTCGCTCCTTGCATATCTGGCATTGGAGGTCTTTCACCCATTGCATTCATATCTTCATGTTCAGCCATTTTGCATCTCCTTTTTGTTATAAAGCACTGACCAGTTTGTTTCTTTACAGAATTTTCCTATAACCCAACAAGTTGGCTCTAGAATTTTTCTGTAAACTTTACCTAAATAGTCAGGCTTATTTCTTTCACCATATATATAGGCAATCTCGTTTGCACGATGTCCTGCAACGTGTTTCCAAAATTTAACGAATTTTCCTTGACGCATCTGTTTGACCATCCATACTGCCCAAACATGATAACCATTAACGTGAGTTGGTGTTAAATAATCACGAGTAAATCTATAATCTAAAACAACTTGTTTTCTGGTCAATAAACCTTGTCTCATAAGTTCGTTACAAATTACTCGTCCACCGATAATACTTCCTAAAGCACCACCAATAAAACCACCTATTGGACCACCTATTGCTGTTCCGAGAACTTTACCTATAGCACCTGCTCCTGCGGACTTTGCAGCCTTTACTGGATCTTGACCTAATGCGAGTTGAATAGCAAAGTTACCAACTGCACCACCTAAAGCACCTTTTATGTTTTGTGCTCCTGCTGGGTTTCTTGGATTTAGAAGCTCACTAAAAGTTGCATCTTGCACCTGACTTCTACCGACTGTTGCTCCTAAGTCACTCAGTTCAGCCTCACTAACATTTAAAGCTTCTGCAGCTTCTGCAGTATTAACATTTCCTGCACCAGTAAATGAAGGTGCTGCTTTTAAATTTGTAAGTTGTTCTGTGTTTAAATTTTTCAAAGCTCCTGGATTGAAATTAGTTGTACCAAGAGCAACATCCATTCCACTATCTACAAATGGCAAGCCTTCCATAACTGTGCCACCTGTTGCTAAACTTGAGCCAATACCTTCTGCAACTTGACCTGCGATCGGAGCGACCTCAGCAATAATCTCTTCTGGAGTTGGCATGCCTGCTCTTTGTTCAGCAGTTGCTGCTGCATAATCTTTTCTATATTGCTCCATTCTTGCCCTGTCGGCAGCACTTGTATCTGTGTAAGTTCTTTCCCCAGACTTGATAGTTTTTACCCACTCGAAAGATGGTATGCCACCTTCTGCTCTAGAAATACCATAAACATCTTGCAGTTTTCTACCACCGAGCAATGGATTTATATCTTGCTTTTGCAGACTAAAAAGATCATATTTAAATGTTTGCGGACTTTCTGTTCCATCATCTACTGGGGTTGCTCCGAATGTATGTTCTGTCATATTATTCTCCTAACTCACTTCCAGCAAACTGGCTATAACATGAAGCCTATCCGCAGTTGCTGCTTGAACCTTTAAAATTTCGTTCTCTTGAACAACTAAAGGATTTGTTAATAATTCTACTGTTGTGTTTGCACTAACAGCTTTTACTTTAAATAAACTAAATGTCGCTGGACTAGACTCAGCGTCTGTTAAAGTAACTGTAATTGTATCGGCATTACCAGAATCTTCTGAAACGAGTATAGATTTCACAAGACCAGTCGTAGCATTCGGACAAGTATAGAGTGTTGTTACATCTGTAGATGTTAAATCAACTTTTTTATTTTTATAGTTATTTGCCATTTATGCCATAAACCATGCTGTTGCCTCTGCTTGCTCGACAACATTGTTTAACGCAGAATCAGCTGCGAAGTAAGTAATTTGTTTGTCAAGTTCTAAAGTATTAATTAATCTTGCGAAATATCCTTGATCATAATCTGGTCCAGGATTTGGAAGTCTTAAATGTCCACCAACACCACTCATCGTAAACCATCCTCTCTTGCGTTAATTCTAAATGTACCTAAACTCCAATCATCTAAAGTTCCTGAGCTTTGTAATTTCATGCTCATTTGACGACCTTTTGCTCTTGTGCTTACTTTTGTTGTCGAGCTAGTTATATCAAATGGACCTTTTGTAATTTCAGTCGCATTCGGATATTTCCTAGTATTTATAAAAAGAGACAAAGTTGTATCAGAAGTCATTGTTACATCTGGTATTACCTTGTCAACTAAAAATAAAGTCTCTCCAGACTGCCTAAGTTCTTCAGGGGAGCTTTCTATAAAAGAAGTCATAGCAGATCCATCCGCACTTGTTCCTGTTTCATGGTTATAAAGAAAACCATTTGGGTCAAATGCAAAAGGAACATCTCTTACACCGAAAGCATCATTCCAAACAGTTCTGTCTAAAGTGCCAACAGACCAAGCATTTTCTGCATAGTTATAAGTTACATAACTATCAGGCTCTGGATTAGTAGATGCTGAGTTTGCACTACTAACATAGAACCAAGTTACCTCTTTAAATTTTTTATTATGACCAACAACAGTTTTGTCAATATATCGAGTTTGCATTCTATCGAAAACAAAGTATTGAACAGAACAAGGAATCTCTCTTACGACACCATTATATACGAAAAAATTTCTTTTGCCCATCCAATAAACATCGCCATCGACGTTTAACATTGTGTTCAAACCAGCAGCACCACAATTAGTTCCTAGCAACCTGAAAGAAAAAGTAAATGGTGGACCAACGAACGTCATTCCATATAGAGCCTCGTCGGTTGATATAATGGTTTCCTCTCTCGCTGGAGAGATAGCAACTATTTTTGTTCCGATTTCTAGTCTTTGATCACCTGCTGTATTCGTAGCAGTTGGTCCAAAGTCAGCAAAGTCTTCCTGATTAGAAAAACGAACCAACATCTGATCAACATTACCAGAACCATCTGCTTGAAATGCTTGCGTTCCAGCAGCAATAAAATGCCTGTCAGGAAAAGAAACTGTTGTTACAAGCGTGCTACTAGGAACAAATTTTGCTCCGGAAAGAGAAGAAACTAAAACTGCTCTATTGTTAACAGTGCCAGATGTGTCCCAATAATAACAAGCACCACCTCTAACAGTTGCGAGTAAGTCTTCTCCCCAAAGATTTAAGTTCCATGAAGAGTTGCTAAGATTAATGTCCGACTCAGACTCCGACCTTGGAGTTCCCCAAGTTCCAACATTCCAACCACCAACACCCCAACCTAATGCTGGATCTGAACTTTGCGTCCCTAGTCCAGCATCTATCCCTATAAGATAACCGAATGCAACAGCGTTACCTCCACCAGCGGAAACTGTACTTGATGCAGCAGTCGGTGAAGTTATTGTATAAGTGTTGGTTGTTATAGAGGTTATTTGATAACCAGCTTTTCTATTTAGCGTATCGGCAGGAATGCCACCTGTTGTTGTAGCTCCTGTTATTACGACAAACTCACCAACTTTTGCACCATGAGCAGCATCTGTTATTGTTATAGTTGTGCTTCCGTCAGTTGTAGCGATTGGATTAATTAATATTTGAGTTACTGTTGCACCACTACCATGAGATGCAGCTGAGGTGCTTTCTGCTCCTCTCGTGCATCCTGTTAAGTTTAAAGTGCTGATTCCTGTATAAGTTATTATCTCAGAAGCTATTTGTATTGTTCCAGCAGTTTTAAATCCAGTAACACTCGTCAAAGGAATAGTTGTAACGCTGTCATTTATAGAACCAGTCGTCGTCGTTGCATCATTAGACTTATCACGCAAAGGTGTAATGTCATAAAGAGACTGGTCTTGTATTATGTAAAGATGATTATGTGTGCCAACAGCTATTCTATCTTCGCCATCGGTGCTCGCTCTCCAGCTTACCATTTTGCGAGCAATACCAGTTAATGATGTTGCAGTGCTTGTTATGGTTCCAGCAGAGTCCACCTCATTTATTTGGTCTTTTTGCCAGCCACCGATTTTAGTAGGATAACCATTCCGGAAACGCACCAGATCTCCA